CTCGTCCGTGAGGATGTCACCCCCAACAGATTCGATTGCGTCCCCCATCCTCACGCGCCCAAGATTCATCACGCTTTCCAGCGAGTCATAGGGCGCGGTCAGTGGCGGCGGCAGCGGCGATTGATTTTCCTACTTTCCTTTCGGCTGTGTTGCGGAACGAATGTTGTCCTGCTCAATCATCCAAGCTGTGTAGAGGTCGGCGTTGATGATGCCTTTGCAGCCCTTGCAGATAGCAACATCGGGGTCATTGACCTCGCCACAACCCTTGCACTTGGTACGCCCCTGCGGAGCCGCCTGAGTCATCCACGGCGAGTCTACGGCGTTATCGCGGCCAAGAACACGAGCGGCCACAAAATGCACCTTTGGGCGAACAATCTGCGAGAACGCCTTGCGGTCGGTCTGGTAGATGTCCGCAATCTGCCGCACTACCTGCTCACAGTAAGCCTTGAGCTTCGCGTGAGCTTCTTCCAACTCTTGCGCGGTTGGTTTCTCGCCCTCAGCCACAAACACGCCCTGATGCGTCAGTGCGTTCGACGGAGACTGCCCACGGCCAAGCCCAATCATCGACTTGGCAAAATCTTTGCCGCGCTCCTGAAGGCGGCGGTACTCATCCTCGGACTGAGGATACAGTTCGTCCATGATGTAGCTGATGGGTGGAACATCGTTGCCGTGGGCATCGCGCACCAAAAGCTCTACGTAGGGGGTTCCTTCTGGACACGCTGGAATCAGGAATGAGCCAGTCGAGCCAGTGTTAACCAGCATCGGCCACGGCCCCACGTTGAAGACGTGAACCTTCTTCTTCTTTAACTCCTCAATCTCAGGCAGAACAGGCGGAATAGCACGGCCACGCGCCACAGCCAACTTGCGCTCGATATGTTCGTCTGCGATGGTTCTCATTCCTGAATGATTAGCGACTGGCATAGTGAAGTTTCTCCGGGCGAATCTGTGTTGCGCCACGAATCGGCAAACCAAGTTCATTCGCCGTCTTCGGGGTTGGTGCTGATTTTGTTGCTTTGGGCCGTCCGCCAATGTTCGCAGCGCGAATCCCAGCGACGGGCATTAAATCCTTGATTTTGTCGAAGCGTTTCTGCTGCTGGTCTTTCTCTTCAGCCTCACGTGTTGCGCGGATGGCTCTCGCGTTGGCAATCGGGTCATTCGTCTTGGCCTTCTTTACCAGAGCGATGATGGTGTCGATTCCACCGTCTCCCGGTTGCGAGAACTCAAACGTGTGGCACTGAAAATAGACACCACGCGAAGGATAAGGGCCAGTCAAAAGCAATCCATTGTAAGGGTCGCGGAATTTGAGGTTGTACTCCTCCTCGGTCATCAGCGTATGGTCAAACGCCGAAATCCACTTCTCCATAATCCATTTGCTGCCGATGTGCCGATAAGCCGGACGCGCTCGATAGCCAATGAATCCATCTGCAAACTCACCCCCGCAAAGCATTTGCACGGAAGGCGCAAACACGATGCGGAAGAGAGGTTCGTCGTAGGGATTGGAGCCTCCGACCCGTTTCATTGTTTCAGGGGTGGGGTATCCGAGCCAGTGTGTCGGCTCAGATACCACCCCATCGACTTGGATGAGTCCACTCACTATGCCTGTCCGAGAATTCCTGACGGGATAGCAATGCCGCTTGCAAAGGCATTTTCGCGGGTCTGCACCATTCCCAGATTAAGCTCGCTTATCATGTAGAAAACGACTGCCGATGCCTGACCGCCGCTTGCGCCAATCACGCCGAACAGAGTCTGACCTGCGACATCGTAGAAATCGTCGGCTTTGGTCTGAATCTGGAAAGCGTTCTTGAGTGCGAGGAAGTCAATGTAACCCGGCAGCGCACGAGGGTTGGGAAGGAATTCCCGTCCGCCGATAGTGCTGGGCGTTTTGCGCTTCAGCATGTCCACAGATTCATCGCCCTTGAGCATTGCCATGTCGATGTGCTGCACGAGAAGCGCGTTCTGCTCCCATGCGGCAAGCTCAGACGGGGTAGCGTGAGCCACCAAGTCTTCATCTTCCACGTCCATGCCCTTCGAGAATTCCATCTGGGTCTGGAGAGCGCGAACGATCTGCGGAGTGAGAGCGCCGTTTACGGCAACGGAAGGAGTGTTGTACTTGCCCGGCCACGCGGAACGCTGTACGCCCATCCAGTTGCCTGTGTTCGTGCCAACCTGATAGTAGCGCAGACCGAACATGCCGGAATTGGCCTGACCCGATGAGCCGGATACAAGCAGCTTCATGCCGGCAGTGATGACGCCAGTAGTAACACCGTTCGCAAGCCAGATGGTATTGGAGAGGATGTCCGAGTCCTGCACGGTGATGGTGGCAACGAACGTGCCGCCAACCGCCGTCCAAACGTCAACGTCCTGATCGTCAAGGAAGAAGTTGGCGTTGTTGACCACGATGCCAACCGTGTTGCCGCCCTCTGCGACGAGTGAAACAACGGTGTCGAGGGTGTTGGAGCCGTCGCCCTGAAGCGTAATGTCGAGGAAGTCGGCAAACAGCTTCGGCGCAATCGAGCGGGTGAGTGTGGCAAAGTTCTCAATCGCCTTCTCGTCCGAATCGGTTGCATACTCAGCCTGACGGGTGTAGCTGAAGGCGTGAATAAAGCAGGTTGTGGTCAGTTGGCCGGGAACCTGAGTCGGGCCAGAACCGATGCCCATGTCCGCGCCGTTCATGTTGCCTACACGCGGCTTGCCGCCACGGGAAGGCATCGTCGGGATGCGGCACGGACGGTCTGATACGGGCTTGACCGACGTATTCTTCTGGATGCGCTTGCGGAGGACGGATGCGGAAAGCGAAAGGTCTTCGAGTTCCGGGCGGACGTACTCTTGCTCGGAAGCGAGAGCTTGCATGGAGTTAGCGATGCCCATAAGGAAACCTCAGTTTCAAGATTCATCCTCATGGCGTACCCTTTTGGGGTCGAACGTCATGCAAGAAGCACTGCGGCGAATTGTGGCTTACTCCGTCAATCTTTAGGAACTGACTTCAGCCGTTCGCTTTGCAACTGTTACGCGAAATACTATCACGAGCCTACTTTGGACTCCAAGTGACAGGGTTTTTACGCCCCACAATGTACGCCTGACGCTTCACCAACATGTGCTGTGGAGTCCGCGCAAGGTCAACCTTCAACCCCTGAGCCTGTGGCGCTCCGGCGATGCGCTCAAACTTCACTGCGCCCTCTTCGGCGGGGAGTTTGGTCGCTGCGGGTTTGGTTACAGTAGTGGGCGCTGGCTTGCCCTTCCGCGCCGCCAGAACATCGCCCACAATCCGTTTGGCCGCGCCCTGAATGATCTTCTTGTGCTCCGATTGAACCCGCTGGATGTACGCGGCCTTGTTATTGGCCTTCAGATACGCCTTTAGCGCGTTCTGGTAGGGGGTGTTGATGGCAACCCGTGCGTTGATCTCTTCGCGGAAGGCGGTGCGTACTTTTCCAATCTCATCCGCCGTCAGCTTGGCGTTGCCGAGAACTTTCTGCGCCTCAGTGACCATCAAACTCTGCGAAGTTGGAGCGATGGTGGCGTTCCACTCGATATCGCGGAGACGGGTTGCAGCATCTTCCTGATTCGGCTGCTGAGTCTGTGTCGCTTCTGGCTTTTTCACGTCCGGCGTAGCAAGAGGCTTATTTGCCATCGTTGTAATGCCTTCAAACGCGCGCTTAATAGCCGAATATCCCTCAATCAACTGCTGTACGGAGGGGTCGTCGGACTTTTGCGGGATGATGCGGTCAAGTAGTTTGAATTGCAGCGGCAAATCTTGGTCTTGGAAGTATCCGACCACAGCTTTTGCCACAATCGAGGAGTAACCATCTGGGTTCAACTCTGCGAATTTGTTGATGGCCTCTGGTACAAGACGCTGGAAGGCTTCGGGATTGGCTTCAATCATGCGCCCGATAATTTTGGGGTCGCCTTGCTGAAATTCGTTGTCAAATTCGCGCCAGAACGTGCGTTCTTGCACTGTTTCTTCAATGACTTGCTCAATCGGCACGGCGTCGGGAGTCTCGGAGTCCGCAGACAGCCGTTTTACTGACTCAAGAACGGCGTCTATGCCTTTTAGCCCTTCGGGATGACGCTTGCTTACCTCTGTGGAGTCGTAGATGGCCTTACGGACTTGTGCGACAGTCTTCTTATCGGTTGTGGACAACGATTGCTGAATAGCTTTCCAAAGCGGAGCGCCGGAAAGAGCCTCGCCGCCGTCAGTTTCGGTTCCTTCGATGGGTTCAGCGCCCTCAACAGGCTCCGCGCCTTCTACCGGCTCGATTACTTCTTCAATGGGGGCGTCTACGATTGCTTCTTCTGGCATTTCATTCTCCCTTTAGAGGATTCAAACTGTTGCTGTTCCCGGCGTACCGGGTGCTGCGGCGTTCTTTGCTACTCCGGGCTGCGCTTCTGGCGCGGCTTCGATAATTCCAGCTTGCTTATTCATCTGCTGTCTAGCGGCTGGGTCTTCATCTTTGAAATTGATGCTCTCACTCGGCGGCTTCATCTGCTGCATCGCTGCTGCCTTTGCTGCCGCCTGTTGCGCGAGGAATTGGTCATGCACGCCTTTGTGGAGTCTAACATTTTGCACGCCCAATTTGGCTTGTTCAATTTCAGCAACCTCACCAATGTTCTGGCGAATCCAGCAATCCTCAGACGACAGATACTCTTGGCACTTCGCAGACTCCCATTGGTGATAGTCGTCAGCTTCTGGCATGAGCGAAGGAAGTTGTGCGGGCGGCGGCGTGTAAGGAGGGTCGGGCAGGCCCGCATTTCTTGCTTGCAATGCCTGTGCCGCGTGCTGAAGGTTGTAGGCATCAATCGCTGGCTGATTGTCTTGTGGCGGCTCACGCAATAGAATCTCCAACTCGCGCGTCTGCTTTTTATATGCAATTGCAGGAGTCAGCACCAAATCAGGGTTGCCGTTCAACTGCAAGAACTCCTGCCAGTTATCGGGCGACTCGAACAGTGTTTGACCAAGTGGAGACTTCGATGCCATCTCGATAATTGTTTGCAGGTTGGCACGCTTCGATGCGGTCGTCTCAGGGAAGCTCGACTCGGAAATATGCGCGTGGAACTTGCCCTTTTTCAGTCGCTCCAACTTTAGCGTGACATTCTTTCCATCGCCCGATGTCACGACAATTTCTTGTCCGTGGTCAGGATTCTCCGAAGCAAGTAGCGCGGCCTTTGTGTAGATGCCGCCGAACATCCGCTGCAAAGAAGCCCACGCCGGGCCGAGCATCCCCATCGCCTGACTTCTATCCATCGCCTGACCACTGGCCGTCTGGTCGGGCTTGGATTGTCCTTCGAGCGCAGGGAGAGCGCCTACAAGCTCCTGCGATAACATCCGAAGTTCAGTGATGGCCTCATCAAACCCTGCTGGGGATTCTGTCTGCGGTTCGCGGTAGAAACTTTCCTCAATCGGGTGGCCCGGGTCTGCCGACTTGAGTAGAACGCAGTTACCCGGTTTACTTCGCTGGTCAACAATCGCGTCATAGTCTTCCGCATCGCCACGGAAGTAAGTGAAACTCCAGCCCTTCTCGTAGTTCTCGCGCTTGGCGTTCATGTAGTCGTTGAACGCATCCTGCACGACCTTGTCCGGCTCCATAAGAGCGCCGCCGCTCATCCCATCGCGCTCTACCGGAAAACCTACGTCAAGAGCATCGTCAGGGCACTCATTCCAAGCCTCTGAGTACGTCTTGCCGATGTACTTGACATGCGCCCCATCAGGGAACAACATCTCCATCATTTCCTGAATGGTTTTCGTGCCGTCCGACATCTCGCCATTCGGAAGTTCTCCGGTGTACGGCTCATCCATCGACTTGTCGGTAAACCCATCAGGGCGGAGAAAGCAGTTCATCTCCGTCGTGAGGTACGACAGAGCCACGCCTGTCAGGTAGTACGATTTCTTCGCTTGCCGCGCACCAATACGCGCATATCGTTCCCAATCAGACTCGCCTAAGCCAGCCTCTCCGGGCGCGATCTTGTCTTCAATCCAATCGTTCTGTGCCTTCGCGGTCAGAGCATCAAGGTCGTCATACAGAAAGCAGTACAGCGCATCGCAAAACTCATCGCAGACAATCGGAACCTTTGACTCCAGTGTTCCGTAGATGCGCGTGGTCTCCATTGAGCGCGGCGTACCATCGGCGTTACTGCCAAACTTAGCGCGCGACTTGAGCGTTGATGTCCAAGCCACACACCGGCCCGAAAGCTCGAACATCCGAGCAATATCTTGCTGAATTTTCTTGATGTCGTTGTTCTGGTCAAATAGATGCCGAAAACCCTCAGCCGTCTCAGCCGCTTCAATATCCTCACTCTGTCCAGGACGGTCGGGGGTGAAGTCTACTGCCGGCTCATTCTGTGTAAGCACCGCGTCAAGCGACCTGCGCCGGATGCGGAAGATGTTGTACGCACCCATAAACTCAGGGCATTCAATAGACTGCCCGTTGCCTATGTTGACGTAACCACCCGCCGTTCCAACCTGATATACACCCGTTCCCCAGTTGGGATAGACGTGCTGCACCCCATCGTCGTAGAAGCGCAAGATTCTATCCATCAGCGCTTCGATGCGGCGGTCGTACACATCCCGCGCCTGATACTTTTTTACGAGGCGGTCAAAAGCATCTTTCAGGATGTCGGGGAGGTCGCGGTTGTTTACGCCGTAAGTCGGCGGGTCATCGCTTTGCGGCACGGAAACAGGAGCGGCTTCGTCGGCAAGCTGCTCCTCCATTTGCGGTTCATCGACAATGGCTTCAGTTGCGATATCTTGCTCCGGCGCTCAGTTCGTGGATTCGCTTTGCTTTGTCGAGTCTATCAACAACTTCCTGCGCCTCAAGAATGGCTGCAACCGCTCTCTCCAGCGTCCCGCAGCACACCTTAGCGCCCACAGGAACAACCGACAAGCAGTAAGGGCAACTCAGTTCCTTCTCTACATTGTCAGCCCACATGGAGGCCATCTGCTCACGAACAAACGCAATCTTCTCCACGCCAGCCTGATATTCAGGGTCGGCGGCGTTGGCATCGTTCACAACTTGATTGAGAGCGTCGTCATTCACAGCCAAAGTCTCGCTTCACAATCCCTAGAAATGTTTGGAGCGCAAACGCACATTGTTCTTTAGCGTACTCAGTGATAACCTGCTCATCACTTTTACGCTTCCCATCATCGAATTCATCGAGAGCAAATTGGTATACGGGAGTCATTTCTTTTTCCTCATGCCCGCATAGCCTTTTGCAGCAACCGCATCACGCCTCGTCTGCGGGTCTTTGGAATCCAGCGCAGCGTCTATCCGCTTGGCTCCCAACTTCTCGTCCTGCGGAACGCCTAACTCAGCGTGAAGACGCCCCGGATGCGAAGTCCATGAACCCTTCGCTCCGAGGTCTACCGTCTTCGTTTTCTTCTTGTCGTAGAGGCCAGCCATACCGCCTCCGCTCTAATACAGAACGACGGTTGTACTCGCGTAAGCAGACGATGCAGCCGCCGAATAACTCAGCGCCCCAGTCAGTCCGCCCCAGTTGAGAATCGTCACTCGCGCAGAGAGGCTGTTGTAGCCCGTCACAAACGTGGTGAAATTCGCATTGGTCGTCAGACCCGCTGCCTGAAAGAACTTCGCATCACAAACAACCAGACCGCCGCCGTAGGCAGTTGCCGCTGTCGCCGCTTCCTGCAAGCCAAAGTCACCAGAGCGAACGAGGTCACCCTGACCATGGCCGAAGCTGAAGGCAGCAGTGATGATGCAGGTTCCGTAAATCGTCGGTGTGGGATTCGATACGCTGGTAGGCGTCACCGTCTCAATCGACGTCCCGCTGCCAATCGTAATCGGGATGCCAGCAACAGGCGACACAGCGCGACCATCAGGCGTGTACACCACACCCAGCGCCAGCGTGATCGCATAGGTTCCCGAATTCGGAGAGCCAGAGATGACCTGAAACGCAGGGGTTTCTGGGTTTACGCCGTAGGCATAGTTGAAAGCGTTGAATTCAGCGGAATACTTTGTGAGTGCCATGTTTTCTCCTGTTTACTGCATTCCGCCCATAGGCGTTGACTCTTCTGCGTGCTGCGGCTTGTCTTCCGAACCCTCTTCGCCGCCCATGAAAGACTTTAGCCCTTCGCCCATA